GACGGAGTGCGGCAGTTGCAGTTCTGCTTAAACCGCCAATCATGTGGATTAGACCGAAGCCATAAAAGCCCAGTCCTGGAAGAAATTTGAAATGAGTAAAGTATGGAATTTTAGTTTTAGTTGGATCGCCAATTTCATAGTTACGTCTAATAGATAAAACATTTCTTGTTGATTCATCAACTGTTACTATGTATGGAATTTTAATTCCTGAAGCTTCGCCTGTTTCATCAGCATCTTCAAAACCTTCAATGTCCAAATTAACATGACATTCTAAAAGAGTATAAACATCATCATCTTGAGTTTTTCTTTGACCTTCTAGTTCTCTTTCTTTTTTCTGAACGTCATCTTCAACTTGTTTTGGAGAACCTAAATCAATATCTAAATAGAAACCTGCTACTTGTTGTTTTTTTAATTCGTTCATAGAAATTTTTACCCGATGGATGATTGCCTCTGCATCGTCTAATGAGGTAGCCGTGTAGGGTACAATCAAATCATCTGCCGGTACGAACTTTGATACTGCTTGTTTTGATAACTCATCATAATAAGTTTTCTTAAAAGCTGACCCTGCTAATGGAAGATAAAATAGCATTTGATCAAAGTCGGGCTCATAGTCTTTCATTTTTTCCATGAGCTCGTAATTCATAAAATCTTTAACACGTTCTGCTTGTTGAGATTTCTGTTCACTCGGTGCACCAATCACAGCTGTTCTAACTGGACCATCTGCTGGCAGTAATTCTTTATAAGCTAGTGCTTGAAATTGAGTAACAGCTTCTGCAAGAACTGGGTGAGTTGCACCTGAAGCTCCTTGAAAAGGTTCTGTTCTCATATCATATTTAAAACCTAAAAGTTCTAAACCTTGTGTGTAAGATTTTTCCCAATCTTTTCTACCTGCTTGGTAGTCCTGGTATTTTTGAGAAAGGTCTGCACCCATCTCTTGTAGAACTCCTTCTGGTAAAAATTCTGCTAAGTTTGCGTAATGCTCATCGCCACCTTCTGGTTGCGCTGCTGCTGGATCAAAATCTATTTGTACTGATCCATCTTCTAATTCAGTTTGTTCTATGGGCCCTGGTGCCTGTTGCTGTTCTTCTTGTTCTATTTCAATCGCTTCTTGAATTTGTTCTTCACCCGGTATAATTGCCGAGCCTCTTGGACCTTGCATCAGGGACTTGTCTACTTTGTCTGCCATTTTTTATTTTCTCCAGTTTCACTGTCTTAACAGTATTATAGTTAATATTCAACCCTTGAGGAGTGGGTCCTGATTCAGGCGGCAGGAGCCATTTCTTAGGGTACAAATTCTTCGAACTCATCCGATTTACCTCTTACACTTTCTTTAAATTCAGAATAGTTTTTTGCAACATCTGGACCAGCTAAATATGCAATACCAAGATCATCTGGTTTTTTTGTAAATGTTGAAGCCTCAGCTACATCGCTCATACCCATACCTACTCCAATAGGACCTACAAAAGGAACAAATGGAGCAGCTAATCTCACTACAGGTTTAGCAACTGCTTTTGCATACTTACCAAATTTTTTAAACATATCTCTTGTTTTAGATTTTTCAGGTATAGGTATTTTTTTACCTTTCATCTCTTTTAAAAGTTCTTCATAGTTAGCTCTGGCTACTACATCATCTGCAGTTTTTGCTTTTAAATTTTGTAAAGTTGTATCTGTCATACCTCTATCAACTGATCTTAAAGTATTAAATCCTCCTTCAGGTAAATAAACTTCTCCTGATACCACATCAAGATTCCAACCTCTTAAAAGATTTGCAGCTTTTTTTCCTTGCTTGCCTCCGCTTGCAACTAAATTTTGTATAGCTGTATTATTTTTATTAATTAAAACTGATATCTCTTTAGTAGGAGTTTGATCAAAAGCTCTTTTTAATTTTAATTGTTCTTTGTATAAAGGTTTTAATTCATCATTTAATATTTCAGCGTACACTTGATTTTGTTTTGAAGTTTGTGGAGCTAAAGCATCGGTAGGGTATTCTACACCTAATGCTTTGGCTTGAAAAATATTTGCAGTGTGTGCATTTTCTAACTCTTTACCAAGACCTAGTTTTTGTTTGTCTCTCATAAATCTATTTTCAGATTGTTTAGTTTTCTTGGTAACATTTTTTCTTTTTTTAGCTGCATCTTCTTTACTAGTGGCATTTGGATTTAGATTACCGTGTGGTATTTTAAATCCTGTTTTTTCTAATTCAGAAGCAATTTCAGTTATATATTTAGCAGCACCTGATTTAGGATTTCTAGTTCCTCCATATTCTGCATTTATTATTTGAGAAACTTTTGCTTTGGAGTAACCTTTTTCTAATAACTCTTTAGCTCTTAATTTTTTTTTATCAAAAATTATTTTTTTTTCTTTATTTAATTTTTCTATATTTTCTTGTACTCCAGGGTTATCTTTACCAGTAGGAAATGAATATCGTTCTCCTTTAAATCCAGGGTTTCTATTTCCTTTTTTAAATTCTTTTCTCTCTTCTACCTCTGGTAAACCAATAGGACCATCAGTAGTTTTACTTTGTTCTTTTAAATAATCGTCGTAATATTTTTTCCTGTCTTTAATAAACTCAATACCTTTTTCCATTGTGATGACATTTTCTTTCACACCTTTATCTAATTCTTGTTGAATTAAATCCATAAAATATTCTTTAGAAGTAGTTCCATAAATACCTTGTAGTAAAGTATCTGCTCTTCTTTGAAATTCTAATTCATTGTAAGGTTTCTTTGGTGGAGGTGTGCCGTCGGCAAAATTCTCACGTCGTACCAGATACGACATCATCTCGTTGTACTCGTGGATTTTCAATTTACAGTCCTAGTATTGCTGCTAGACCGCCTGATTGTTTATCATCTCTATCAATGACACCTTTACCGATTAAGATATCTTTTTGTGTAATTTGTCCGTCACCTGATAAATCAGGGAAAGATCCACCAGCTAAAGTAATTCTAGATTTGTCATCTTCAACCAACTCAGCCATCATTTTCATTTCAGGGTTTTTACCTGAACCCATTTTCATTTCATAAAATTCTTTTATCTCATCTAATGAATTTGGCTTACGTCCTTTTTCTCTAATAAATTCTTTTACGATTGCTTCAATTGTAACTGAAGGATCAATTGATGCTTGATCACTCATAGCTTGATCTCTAAATTGTTCAAAAGACATAGGGTCTTGACCCATCTCTAATACTTCAAATCTGTATTTTTGATATTCTTCCATTAGCATTGGATCTTGTCTGTCTGCCATTTGCATGATCCCTGAATCCTGAGCCCTGACTTGTTCACCCATAGGCACGCCTTGGTCTTTCATTAATTCAATTGTATCTAAGTCTTCTTCTTGAAACTCTTCAACTTCATCGCCTTGTGCATAAAAATTTCTCATAATTCCTCCGTTTGCTTTTTCTGGTCTATCCAAATAATATTCATAGGCTTTACCATAATATTTTAATTGATCTTTATCTGAAAGCTCAGAATAATCTAAACCGTCTTCACCTGCCATGTCTTCGGCAATTTCAACAATTTTATATTTCCAATCGTCCATTAATAATACGTCCTCTGTTGTGGAGGCATTTTATCCTCCTCGTAATCTTCAGGGTGATTTATTAAACCTCCCTGTCTAAACCTCATTACAGCTTGTGTCATTGAGTCCACTAAGTCGTCATGGTCTCCATAAGGAAAAGCTGCACATTCCTCGATGACTTCTTGCGCAAAGTCCATATCTTTGGGCGCCCATATCAGTCCCGACTCAAAGAGCGGAGATACTGCGTTTACCCTCGTGTGTTTATCGTTACCACGAGATGGTGAGAAATTTATAACAGGAATTCCCATCTTACGCAACTCATAAGTTAAAGGTAATCCTGATGCCTTACTCTCAATTATAACTGTTTCAGGTTTCCAATATCCATACTGCTCCATAGCAATACGCCGGAGTTCAGGAAATTCATAACGACCTTTTAAACAATCTACTAATATTAAACTTGGTGGAGAATCTTCATTTTCTTGAAACACTCCCCAGGTTGTAATAGCCGAGTAGTCGGCAGTCTCTTTTTTCATAAAAGCTGTATCATAAGATTGTATGATGTGTTGTAGCGGAGGCATCTCATCCTCTTCCCAATTCTTCCACCATTCACGTTTTATTAATGCACCTTCTTCTGAAGTAGGATTCTGCATGTATTGTGCATTCCATTTAGTTAAAGGGATACTAGCCTTAACAGATTCTAAATCTTCCAGTTTCCAATACTCTGGCCAAACAGGATTACCTGATGGCATGATTGCAGGGAATTGTACAATTTCCCACTGATCAGCTTTAACTCCTTTTTGAGCTTTTAATAATCTTCCTGTTAAATCTTTTTCATTCCATCTTGTCATGATGACAACAATAGATCCACCAGGTTGAAGACGTTGTCTAGGTCCTGATGTATACCATTCATAAGTTCTCTCAAGAGCTTGATTGTTCATAGCGTCTTGCTCAGTATGTGGGTCATCAATAATTAATAGATCAGCTCCCCGTCCTGTAATAGCAGAGCCAACACCGGCAGCGTAATATTCTCCACCTTGTTCGGTTTCCCATTTACCAGCAGCCTGAGAATCAGGGTTAAGTCTAGTTTTAAATACTTGTTTATATTCTGGTGAGTCCATTAAAGATTTGGCCTTACGACCAAACCTTACAGATAATTCAGTTGTGTTAGTAGATTGAATAATTTTTAGTTTAGGATTTCTACCAACCATCCAGGCGGGCAAAAGGTAAGAACCAAATTCAGACTTAGTATGTCTGGGTGGCATGTTAATAATTAATCTTTTAATTTTACCTTGAGCAAGTCTATCAAACTTATCAGCAATTTCTTTGTGATGTCTACCTTCAATAAAGTCAGGCCAAACATGTTTTACAAAATCCATAAAGTTATTTTGTATTCCAGAAGTTTTTTTCTTTTCACCATACTGATTAGCAAGTAATGAGAATTCTCTTCTAATGTCAGCAGGTAATTTTTCGAAGTTCTTTAGTTTATCTTTATTTATCATTTGAAAAAAATTT